AAGTTAGTTGCAGTCTATGGTGATAAGCAACAAGTCGAAGTAGATCAGAAGATTGAAATTACCTGGAACGCTCCAGATCAAGATATAAAGAATGTATCAGATGTCGGTATTGAGTAGACAAACATAGTTCTCGCACACGACATGAGGTACGGAAAATTCTAAAGATATATAGAAGTTAGTACCGATACCGTACAGAATATTAAATAAGCTATTGTTTCTACCGTAGAGCGATAGCCTGACAAGCAATCCTTTATTTCTGCAGTACCTTTTTAAGGTTTTTTTTAAAGAGCCATACACCGAAAACCTGGCGCCGACACTATTACATTAATCATCGGTAAATTAAACAAACAGACACATGACTAAATATATCAAAGACAAATATAAGAATGTGACCGCTATAAGTTTTAAGGCTTATGATAAAGAATTAGTAATAAGTTTTTCAGGATTTGAAAGTGAAGATGACATTAATGATTTCTGTGAGTTCGTATTTAATAAAATACATATGAACTCTAATTTTAATGAAGAGCCACCAACAGTTCATTAATGAAAATAGAAATCCCGTACACACCACGTAAGCACCAGGCTTATATACATCAAGAATTAGACAAGCATAGATACGCTGTACTTTGCTGTCACAGAAGATTTGGTAAGACCGTAATGGTGCTTAACCATTTAATACGCAGCGCATTACAGAACAAAAATCATAACCCACGACTAGCATATATTGCACCAACTTATAAACAGGCAAAGAGCATAGCTTGGGATTATCTAAAGTTCTACACTAAGAATATTCCAGGTACCAAATGGAATGAAAGTGAATTGCGTTGCGATTTAATTAATGGCGCTAGGATAACTTTGCTCTCATCTGAAAATTTTGACAGCATAAGAGGAATTTATTTAGATGCTTGCGCAATAGATGAAGTTGCACAGATCTCTCAAGGTTTAATTGACGAAGTAATAACACCAGCACTCAGCGACAGACGAGGAAAAATGTTTCTGATTGGAACTCCAAAAGGAATGAATAATATATTTTATGACTATTATCAAAAAGCTCAAAGTGATGACAAATGGTTTTTATATAAAGCTAAAGCGTCTGATACTAAAATTGTTGAAGAAGATGAGTTAGAGAATGCCTTGTCCGTAATGGGCAAAGCAAAATATGACCAGGAGTTTGAATGCTCCTTTATCGGTAATATTGAAGGCTCTATCTATGGAGAACTTGTCCAGGAGTTAGATGACAAAGGTAATATTGGTGCAGTTCCATATGATCCAAGTTTACCAGTAAATACCGCTTGGGATATAGGCTATAACGATAGTACCTCTATTATCTTTTTCCAACTGCTAAACCACCAGATTAATATCATTGAAACATATGAGGATGATAACGAGGCTTTACCGCATTATATAAAGGTTCTCCAAGACAGAGATTACATTTACGATACACATTATGGACCGCACGACTTAGATGTAACGGAATTTAGTAATGGTAAAACAAGAAGAGAAGTAGCATCCGCTCTCGGAGTTAGATTTAGGATTGCACCCAGAATTTTATTAGAGGATGGTATTCATGCAGTTAAGATGCTGTTACCAAGATGTAAAATTGACAGCGATAAGTGCGCTGATCTTTTAGTATCCTTGCGTCATTATCATAGAAAATTTAATGACAAAGAAAGAATTTTCAAATCAAAACCAGTTCACGACTTCAGCTCACATATGTGTGATGCTTTAAGATGTCTAGCAACTGCGCTTGAGGAAAATAAAGTAAATAAAACAAACTTACAAAGAGTAGCTGATAGCAGTTACCAAATTATATAATTATGTCATTCATTGCCAAACTATTTATGCCGAAGGCACCACCAGTACCACAATTCATTATGCCAGAAGTGGCGGATGTACCTGAGCCAGAAAGTGCTGAAGATAAAGCTAGAGCTGCAGAAGAAATGAGAAGAGCAGAAAATAAAAGAAGAGGTAGAAGATCCACAATCTTAACTACCAGCGCTGGTCTAAATGAAATTGATGAATCAGAAATTAATAAAGAAACTTTACTAGGATAGATTATGGGATTTTTTGGCGGAGGCAGTAGAGGTCGAACAGATGCTGGAGCAAACAGAAGTACAGCTACAAAAATTGGTGTAGGTAACATAAACGAAAAAGGTAAAAAAACTAAAAGTAATCCAGTTTCTAATTTTATTAGTGGTGGCGGTGTTACTGGTGCAGTCATCAGAGGCGCGGTTAAAGTAGGTAAAGCTATAAAAGAAGATTTTACTACTAGAAAAACAAACACAGCATTACTAGGAACTTCAGATTATCAAGGTGGAAAAACATTTAGCAGTTCTACAAATACTAATACTGGTGGTGGTAATGATAATAACAATCAACCTCAAGGTATAGAATTAGCAAAAGCTGCAACTGGTACAGCTACAGTTAATGGACCAGGAGAAATTCAAAAGACTGCTGCAAATACAGTTCCTCTTAAATTAAGTGCTGCTGAAATAAATATTGCTAATAAAAGAAAAGGTAGAAAATCTACAAACCTTACTTCAAAGAAAACATTAGATAAGAATTACACACTAAGTAAAAAAAGTTTACTAGGATAAATTATGGGCGGATTTGTAAGAAAATTAATTGGATCACCTAAAGCAAAAGAACTTTTCAAAAAGGTAAATGAAGAGAAAAAAGAAGCTGTTAAAAAAGTAGTAGAGACAAAAGAAGATACTGCTTCAGATATTAAAAGAAAAGGCAGAAGATCTACAATTAAAACATCTTCTACTGGATTAAATGATGAAGAAGTCAGTAAAAAATCTTTATTAGGATAATGAGCTTAGTCAAAAATATTAATAAAAGAAAACGAGCTGGCACATCCAGATCTAAAAAAAAATCAACTGTATCTAAAAAAGCGTACTCAGCAATGAAGCGTGGCTGGAAAAAAAAATAATGCAAGATCAAGATAAAAGAAAACTAGCATCAGATCTAAAGAATAACCTATCAAAATTGATGGAGAAGAGATCTAACTGGGAAATCCATTGGCAAGAAGTTGCTGATTATATGTTTCCTAGAAAGGCTGACATTACTATGGAAAGACCAAAAGGTGACAAAAGACATACTGTTATCTATGATGGTACAGCTATTCATTCTCTTGAGCTATTAGCAAGTTCATTACATGGAATGCTTACAAGCTCAGTTAATAGATGGTTTGGTTTAAGATTTAAAGAAACTGTAGTCAATCAAAACGATGAAGCTAGAGAGTGGCTCGAAGAAGTTACAGACAAGATGTACTTAGCTATATCAAGATCTAACTTTCAACAAAATGTTTTCGAGACGTATTTTGATCTTATAGCCTTTGGAACTTCATGTTTACAAATTGAAGAAGATAAAGACGACATTATTAGATTTTCATCAAGACATATTAAAGAATTATATATTTCTGAAGATAGTAAAGGAATGGTTAATTGTATTTACAGACGATTTAAAATGTCTGCTAAAGCAACCGTAGAAAAATTTGGTTTAGAAGCCTTAAGCAAAAAAACTCAAGACACTTTTAAAAAAGCACAGTTTGAAGATATTGATATAGTTCATGTTGTTAAACCTAGAGATATGTACAATCCTAGAAAACAAGATAAACAAAATATGCCTTTCACTTCAATTTATTTTGAATATGAAACTGGTCATATTATTTCAGAAGGTGGTTTTAAAGAATTTCCATATGTCGTTCCAAGATACTTAAAGGCTTCAAACGAAATATATGGTCGTAGTCCTGGAATGAATGCTTTGCCAGATGTAAAAATTTTAAACAAAATGGTAGAAGTTGGAATGAAGGCTGCACAAAAGCAAGTCGATCCTCCTTTGTTAGTACCTGATGACAGTATGTTAATGCCAATTAGAATGTCTCCAGGTTCAATTAATTATTATAGATCTGGTTCAAGAGATAGAATTGAAACATTAAACATTGGTGCAAATAATCCATTAGGAATAAATATGGAAGATCAGAGACGACAAGCTATCTCCCAAATATTTCATGTAGATCAATTACTAATTACAGAAAACCGAAACATGACAGCAACGGAAGTTGTCCAACGTAATCAAGAGAAAATGAGAATACTTGGTCCAGTATTAGGTAGATTACAATCAGAATTACTACAGCCAATGATCATTAGAATATTTAATATTATGATGAGAAATAATTTATTTCCAGATGCTCCAGAAATTTTATTAAACCAAGAAATAGATGTTGAATATGTATCTCCAATGGCTCTTGCACAAAGAGGTGAAGAATTAAATTCAATCGTTAAAGGTTTAGAATTATTTGGCAGCATATCTCAACTAGCACCAGTAGCATTAGATTATATTGATCCTCCTGGACTAATCAAAAATTTAATAA